GTAATGAGATTACAGTATGGAAAGTTAAATGTTTAGAAGATGTTAGAAAAGAATTAAAAACTTCAGTTTGGAAACGAAGAATTACAATGTATAAAAATAAAAAGCAACGAGATGCTTATATAAAGAAGCTTTATGGTAGTAATTAAACTAAAAGACATATTAAAAGAATCAAAGGTAGGATATCTTGTGGAAGCAGAACCAACTGCCGCCGAAAAGAAAAAGAAAGCCGAACAAAAAAAAATTATGGCCACAAAGATTGATTTTACTATTAAAAAAGGGAAGAACAAAGGTGAAAAGGACAAGATTACAGTTCGTGGAGCATTAAATCAAGGCGAAGACCACCCAGCTTACACAAAAGCAAAAAGACTGGCAAAAAAAGTAGACAAAAAACAAAAATCAGCAGATAAAAAAGTTGATAAAAAAGTTGAAAAAGATATAGAAAAAATTAAAAATATAAAATTTACTATACAATCCCCAAAAGGTGATAAAGAAGTGTCAGTTAAAGATGTGTTGCCAAACTTTGGAACAGACAAGAAAGATAAAGATACCCCAGCAACGAAAAAAGCAAAAGAAGCAGTTCACAAGTATTTTGAAAAAAAATACGAAAGAGAAGGTGATAAAGAATTCAAAAAAAGAATGAAAGATACAGTGGGTAAAGGTAAAAAGAAAGTCCCGGTTTTAACTGATGACGAACAACAAGACTTTGATAAAGAAGTAGAAAAAACTAAAGAATATAATGAAAAAAATAAAGGTGAAACCTGGTTTACTGAGAAACAAGAACCTACCAAAGAATCTTTCTTAAGAGAAAAAATAACAGATAAACAAGAAGCAAAGTCCGACTACTATGACCCAGACTCTGGAGATTATTGGGATAGAGAAACTGAGGATGATGGAGATGATGATGACTGGTTATCAGGTTTTGGTGATGATGATGATGATGACGGTTGGGGTGAGAAGAAAAAAACAGATGACTATGGTAATAAATTATCAAAAAGAGGTGACAAAGCTCAACAACAAGCTCTTGAATTAAAATTACAAGTAGGTGTTGGTAGCCTAAAAAAACAAACGAAAAAAGGACATCATTATGTAATGGGTAAAGATGGAAAAGCAGTAGCATTAGCGGTATTCAAAGATGAAAAAACTGGAAAACATTATGGAATAAGTGATGAGGGTGACATTTACGAAAATGATAAACCTGATTTTAGAGATATGAAAGAACCTACTACTAACGCGAGAGGTCATGCAGGAGCCGTAACAAAAAAAGGTCAGGAAGCAATGGACATAAGAAAAGGTAAAGGCGAAGCGGAAGATGAGTATGATAAAACAACTTTCTCAGATTTATTAGGTATGTTAGGAATTGACACAGATATTGATTGGACAGACCCATTTGGTTCTGCGTAAAAATGAAAGATACTATGAGATACACAAAAGTAAAACCAAAACGATTTGGAAATTTGATAACTATATCAAAACAAGAATTAGCAGATTTCCTTAAAACAAAAAACCCTATTGTTAAAAGGGGATTTGATTTAGAGTTAACTAAAAGAGATTTAGTTGATTTAATAAAATTTAAACAACCAATTCAGCGAAAAGGTTATAATATAATAATGGAAACAAGTATGTGGACTGAAATATGTGATAACCTAAAAACAAAGTTTGGTAATGAATGAAACGATTAATACAACAATTAATTTCACCGTTCTTAACGGAACAGGCAAGAGCTAAAAAAGTTATAGCAATATATCCTGGTAGGTTTCAACCTTTCGGGCCACATCATAGAAAAGTATTCCAAAATCTACAAAAGAAATTCGGTAAAGTTTATATAACAACATCTGGTATTAAACAACCGCCAAGACACCCAATGAATTTTAGTGAAAAAGCTCGTCATATGGTTAAAATGGGTATTCCAAAAAACAGAATTGTAAAAGAAAGAGTTCCTTATGTAGCAAATAATCTATTGAAAAAATTCAAAGATGATACAGCAGTAGTTTATGTGTTTGGTGCTAAAGACGCTGGTAGATTAAAAGGTGGAAAGAAAAAGTCGGGTGGTTTAACTTATTATCAAGATTTTAATAAGAACAAAGGAAACTTACTTGGTTATAAAGAACACGGATACATCTATACTGCACCAACTGTAAAAGTTAGTGGTATTACAAGTGGAACTGAAATAAGAAATTTATTAGGTAGTTCCAAAATGGAAAGAGGTAAAAGAGAAAAGTTATTTAAAAGAACTTTTGGTTATTTTGATAAAGGTATTTTCAATATGCTAACTAACAAATTCAGAAAATTAACAGAAGCACGAGCAAGAAAAGCATATTCACAAGGTAAACTTCACAAAAATATAACGGGATTTAATCTTAAATATAAAGGAAGAAAATATAAAGAGATAGATTTTGAAGTTAAAAAAATAGATAGTAAAAAAGAAATGGTCACATTGAGAATTTTATCACCAAAAAATTTATTTGGAAAAAATTTACCAGTAAATTTTAGAACAATTCGTATGGGCCCATTTATGAAAACTGATACGAGTAAAAAAGTAAATGAAAAAGCTATAAAAGAAAGAATAGATTTATCAGAAGAAGTCCAATTAATTATAGAAGGTGGAGCGTATGGGCATATGGCACACCCGTTTGATGATACTAATTTAACATTCGGTGATTTAAAAAAGATTATTAAATTGGGTTTATCAGGACAATTAAATCGTGAAGATGATGTAACAGAAAAAACAGACGGACAAAATTTAATGATTACTTATCGTGACGGAAAAGTTTTAGCGGCAAGAAACAAAGGACAAATTAAAAATCGTGGTCAAAACGCATTAGATGTTAATGCAGTTGCTAAACAATTTAGTGGTCGTGGTGATATTAGAGATGCGTTTGTTTTTGCTATGAAGGATTTATCAAAAGCAATAAATAGTTTAAGTGATAAACAAAAAGATAAAGTTTTTAAAAATGGTGAAATCTTTATGAACTTGGAAATCATTTATCCAGCGTCTTCAAATGTAATAGATTATGATAAACAAATATTACAATTCCACAATTCTCTACAATATGATAAGAATGGTAATGCAGTAGGTGAAGTAAAGGGTTCAGGTAGAATGTTGCAAGGTATGATTAAACAAGTAAATCAACATATTGGAAAACATTATAAAATAATTAAACCAAAAGTTTTGAGCCTACCAAAAAAAATTGATTTTGGGAAAAAAGTTGATATTTATTATAAGAGAGTAAATAAGTTACAATCTCAATTTGGTTTAAAAGATACAGATACATTAGGACTATATCATCAATCATATTGGGAAGATTATATTTATAATGCAGGAAGACAATTTGGTTATAAAATTCCTAAAACAATTTTGAAAAAATTAACTCAAAGATGGGCATTCTTTGATAAGTCTTATAAAATATCAAATATCAGAAAAGATTTATCAAGACAACCTGAATTTTTAAATTGGGTTATGAATATAGATAAGAAAAACCACAGAGATATGGTTAAGAGAAATATGTTACCATTTGAAAAGATTTTCTTTTCAGTAGGAGCAGACATATTACAAAATCTTTCTAATTTCATTGCAGCTAACCCATCAAAAGCAGTGGAAAAAATTAGAAAAGATATTTTAAAAGCATCTAATTCAGTTAGAGCGGGTGGTGATATAAAAAAGATGAAAAAATTAAAACAACAATTGGAAAAATTAAATTCACTTGGTGGACTAAACAAAATAGTTCCGGTTGAAGGAGTAGTATTTAAATATAAAGGAAAAACCTATAAATTTACTGGTGCATTCGCCCCTGTAAATCAAATATTAGGGTTAGTGAGTTATTAATTATGGCAGGATATAGTAAAGACGCAGAAAGACAAAATGAAGCATTAGGAAACCTACTAAAAGGCGAAAAGGTAGAAAAAAGAGCTATGGTAGGTTACACACCAGAACAAAAAGAAAAGGGTGATATAAAATCAGAATTAACTGATATTATGTCAGAAGTTAGAATGCCTTTGTTTTGTAAAAAATGTAAAAAGTCAATGAAGAAAAAACTTGATGATAAGTTTTGGAGATTATTTGGACATTGTTGGGAGTGTCAGATACAATTTGAACACCAATTACGACTTGAAGGTAAGTATGACGACTGGTCAACTAATAGAGCAAAGAATAATCAGAAAGCCTGGGTTGAAGATATGATAGTTGGTATAGAAGAATGGAGACACGAAAGACCAGTTGACCAAGTTTATAATGTTGGTCTTAAAGACCCAGAGGTTAAAATTGAGAAAGCACAAGTCAACGAAGAAGCTCTAAATAAACTTGCTGATGATGCCATAAAAGACTTGAAAAAAATGAAAGAAAACATCTAACTAACTATTTATAGATAAGGAGAAAAAAAATGTGGAAAAAACTACTCGGGTTTTTAGCGATAATCGGAACAATTGTAGGTGCAGGTGCAGTAGCAGGTTCAAAGAAATCTAAAAAGTTAAAACAACTTGAAAATAAGATTGATGAATCTAAAAAAGAAGAAAAGACTGTAGCTTCTAAAATCACCAAACTTGAAAAGAATAAAGCTAAGAACAAAAAAGAAATCACTTCTTTAAAAAGAAAACTTACCATTTCTAAAAAGAAAACTGGTGAGATGAAAAAAACTTTTGATGGTGGAGATGCCGACAAAGCAGCTGATTTTTTAAAGAATTTTAGTAAATAAAGGTAAAAAGATATGAAAAGGTTAATATTAGCATTGACTCTGATTGGCCTACTCTTTTCACAAGAGAAAACCTATACCTTTACCGAAGAAGAAGTGGTAAATATGGGTAATAAGGTTAAGGAACTTGAACAAACAGTAGACAACCAATCAGAACAATTAGGAATTTATGAGGAATTAATGAAAAAATATGAGAATCAATCACAAGTTGATTCTATGTTAATTTCATTTAAAACTCAACAAGTAAATATATTGAAAGACCGTGAAGTTTTATATGAGAAACAAATTAAACTCATAAAACCGAAGTGGTATGAAAACAAGTGGATATATTTTACACTTGGAGCTATTGCCACAGCAGGTTCAATTAAACTTGCGGGCGAAGTAATTGACTAATGAGCGAACAAAAAAAACAAATAAAAGAAGCCATTAAGAGAGAATATACTAAATGTGCTCAAGACCCAACTTATTTTTTGGGAAAGTATGGAATAATTCAACACCCCGTAAAAGGTAAAGTTAATTTTAATCTATACGATTTTCAAGAAAAAGCACTACACTCTTTTATGAACAGCGACTATAATGTCGTATTGAAAGCTCGTCAATTAGGTTTATCTACATTGACTGCTGGATATGCGTTGTGGATGATGACATTTCAACACGATAAGAATATTTTAGTCATCGCTACAAAGCAAGATACAGCAAAGAATTTAGTAACGAAAGTTAGAGTAATGCATGCTAACTTACCAGCTTGGTTAAAACAACCTTGTGTTGAGGACAATAAATTATCATTACGATATAGAAATGGTTCTCAAGTTAAAGCTGTAGCGAGTTCTGAGGAATCAGGTCGTTCAGAAGCATTGTCATTACTTATTATTGATGAAGCCGCGTTTATTGATAAAATTGATACAATATGGGCTGCATCACAACAAACACTTGCGACGGGTGGTAGAGCTTTAATTATCTCTACACCAAATGGTGTAGGAAACTTTTTCCATAAAGTATGGACAGAAGCTGAAAGTGGTATAAATGATTTTAATTTTATTAGATTACATTGGTCATTACACCCAGACAGAGATGAAACTTGGAGAAAGGAACAAGATAAATTATTAGGGCCTTCATTAGCCGCTCAAGAGTGTGATTGTGATTTTATTACATCTGGTCGTTCAGTAATCGATGGATTGATACTTGAAAGGATTAGAGAAAATGATGTAAGAGAACCAATGGAAAGAAGAGGTGTAGATTCTAACTATTGGATATGGCAACCACCAAACTATACAAAAAATTATGTGGTAAGTGCCGATGTTAGTAGAGGTGATGGAACTGATTATTCAGCGTTTCATATTATAGATGTAGAATCTTTGGAACAAGTCGCAGAATATAGAGGTAAAATCTCTACACAAGATTTTGGTAATATGTTAGTAAATGTAGCTACCGAATATAATAACGCTTTATTAGTGGTTGAAAATAATAATATTGGTTGGGCAGCAATCCAACAAGTCATTGATAGAGAGTATGAAAACTTGTTTTATACAAGTAAAGATTTGCAATATGTTGATGTTCAACATCAAATGACAAATAAATACAGAACTCAAGAACGAAATATGGTTCCTGGATTTAGCACGACATCAAAGACAAGACCTTTAATCATTGCAAAGTTAGAGGAAATGTTCAGAGAAGAATCAGTAAATGTTCATTCTCAACGACTAATTGATGAGTTGTTTGTATTTATTTATAATGGTAATAGAGCGGAAGCATTAATAGGATATAATGATGACCTGGTAATGAGTTTCGCAATAGCCCTTTGGGTTAGAGATACAGCATTGAGATTAAGAAGTGAAGGTATAGAACTTTCAAAAAAAGCAATAAGTGGTATTTCACAAAACCCAGCAGTCTATAAACCAGAACCGAACAAAAACGATTCTTGGGAAATGGAAGTAAAAGGGGAAAAAGAAGATTTAACTTGGTTAATTAAGTAAGAGGTAAAAAATGGCTGATAGAGATTTATTCAGTAGATTAAGACGATTGTTTTCGACTATGTAATTGTAAGAAATGTTGGTGGAAGACGATTAAGAATAGCAGACACACAACAAGTTCAAGCTATAGCAGGGAAAGATTTAGTCGATAGGTATTCCCGTTTATATAAGAGTCCACACGGAATGAGTGGATATAATCAATCATTGTATCAGAAGACAATGAGATTGGGATTATTCAGAGATTATGAAGCAATGGATTCTGACCCATTAGTAGCATCCGCATTAGATATTTATGCAGACGAAACAACATTGAAATCAGAATATGGTGATATTATTACTATTAAGTCTGATAATCATCAGATACACGATATTTTACACAATTTATATTATGATATTTTAAATATTGAATTTAATTTATATCCCTGGACAAGAAACTTATGTAAATATGGTGATTTCTTCTTGAAATTAGATATTAGTGAAAAGTTTGGTATTACCAATGTTGAACCTTTATCAAGTTATGATGTAAGTAGAATAGAGGGAGAAGACCCAGAAAATCCTTATTATACAAGGTTTGTATTGGAAAGTGGAGATGTGAGACAAACTCATCAAGGTATGAAAACCGAATTTGAAAATTATGAAATAGCTCACTTTAGAATGATTTCCGACTCAAACTTCTTACCTTATGGTCGTTCAATGTTAGAAGGCGGGCGTAAAGTATGGAAACAATTATCACTTATGGAAGACGCAATGTTAATCCATAGAATTATGAGAGCTCCAGAAAAGAGAATATTCAATATTGATATTGGAAATATTCCACCAGCAGAAGTTGACAACTATATGCAAAAAGTAGTTGGACAAATGAAGAAAGCTCCTGTTATGGATGATACTGGAGAATACAATTTAAAATATAATATTCAGAATATCACAGAAGACTTTTTCTTACCTGTTCGAGGTGGTGACAGTGGAACAAAGATAGAGAATCTTGGTGGATTAGAATATTCATCAACAGATGATATTGAATATTTAAGAAACAAATTATTAGCTTCATTGAAGATACCACAGCCTTTCTATGGATATGCAGAGAAAGCAACTGAATCTAAAGCTACATTAGCGGCAGAAGATGTTCGTTTCGCAAGAACTATTGAAAGAATACAAAGAATATTGGTTAGTGAATTAACCAAGATTGGTATCGTTCATTTATACTCACAAGGATATACTGATGCAGATTTAGTTGATTTTGAAATAGAATTAACAAATCCATCTAAAATCTATGAACAAGAAAAATTAGAGTTGTTAGGACAACGAATTACAGCGTTCAATGATTTAACTGCAGAAAATTCAGTAACATCTAAAAAGTGGGCGTATAAACAAATTTTCGGATTTTCAGACGAGGAACTAAAAGAATTTGAAAATCAGATTGTAGAAGATAAAAAAACAGAATTTAGGTATGAGTCAATCAAGACTGAGGGAAATGACCCTAAAGAAGCAGCAGAACAAGACCAACAACAAGCAGAAGAAGAACTCGCAAGTAGAACTGGAAATGAGGAAATTGGACCAGAAGGTGGTTCTCCTGAAGGCGGTTGGGAAGGTGCTGGTAGACCGAAAGAGATGCCACACTACGGAAAAGACGGAAGTGCAAGAGGCCGAGACCCATTAGGGAAACACGATAGGAAAAAAGCTATGAGTTCAAGCCCTAAATACGGTAAAGCGTATAGAGAGTCATTAAACTTACAACATTTTGATAAAGTGAAGTCAAAAGTTGACAAAAAGATACTAAATGAAGCTGGAGATGTAGAAGCAGAGTATAAAAACGAGGTTTCTTCGTCTTTAAGTGATAGTTAAATTGATAAATAATTTACAAACTTAATATTTATAATTGATAGAATATATCAATAATTAAATTGGTGTTTGCAAACGGAGTTAAGGAATTTATGTCCCAAAAAATAAAGCATTCTAAAATAAAAAATACAGGTTTACTATACGAGATACTAACAAGACAAGTAACCGCAGATATTTTAGATGGAAGAGAATCAAAATCAGTCAATTTATTGAAGAAATATTTCAATGAAAATACAGCGTTAGGTAAAGAAAAAGAACTTTACGATATACTTTTAACTAATTCTTATAAGGATGAAAGACGAGCAGAAAAATTGTTAGAGGCTGTAACAAAAACAAGACAAAGAATTAGTAATCAAGATTTAAAAAAAGAAAAATACAATTTAATTAAAGAGATTTCCGAAATTTTTTCAGCTAAAGACTTTTTTAATACAAGAGTATCAAACTATAAAACTTTAGCATCAATTTACAAATTTTTTCTAACAGAAACAACAAAGATAGATTTTAATCCAAAAGAGATAATTGATACAAAATATACTATTTTGGAGAGTATAACTTCTACACGAAGA